ATGGCTGGCAAGGTAAGGCATCTCAAGGAACGTAACGGGCGTTATTCGGCGCGGCTTGTTGTGCCGGAGAATCTTCGCGCCATCGTCGGTAAGACAGAACTTGAGACACAACTAGGCGCAGATCGTCGTCAGGCGCTTGCAAAGCTCCCTAGTGCAGTAGCGGCCTTGCAAGGAAAGATCGCCCTCGCAGAGCAGCAAGCAAAGCCGAAAGCCAGCCCTGTTCCATTGCGCTATCCCCTCACCCCGGAGCAGATCGCACACCGGCACTATCAATCTCTAGTCATCTTTGACGAGCAGATACGCCAGAGCGACCCGCGTTTCTCGAATATCGGCTTTGATGACGTATTCGTGGAAAATTTGCGCGCTGGGATCGCCGGTCGTTTGAACGACGACCAGCTAGAATCCCTTGTTGGAGATCGCATTGAACGGTTCCGCTTGCTCGGCAATACAAGCGTTCAAAAAGGCTTGCCGGAATGGCGCAAGCTAGCAATGGCGCTTTGTGTTTCTGAATATGAGGCGCTAGCACGATCCGCAGAACGCGACGAAGGAATCTTCAACGGCGCGCCAGAGCATCCTATGCTTGTGAAGGCTATAGAAACGCCAGAGCAAGCGCCAGCCGTCGACATAATGGAATTGCTCGAAGAATATCTCAAGGCGCTGGAACGCGACGGTAAAGGCCGTGAAGCCCGTAAGCGCTGGACACCGGTTTTTCATGACTTAGTGAAATATGTCGGGCACAATGACGCGGCGAGCATGACCGACGACGACATTATGAAGTGGCGTAATAAGAAGGTTGAAACGCTTTCCACGAAAACAGTCAGTGACGTGTATATGGCGAGCGTTCGGGCCGTCCTGAAATGGGCCGTTTCGGAAAAAAAGCTCTCGCACAACCCGGCTACCGACGTGAAGGTCAAAAAGAAAAAGCCTGTCAGAATACGCGAGAAAGGCTTCCGGGATGACGAAGCGTTAGCGATCCTGAAATTCTGCCGATCCTATCAGCCGAAGGAAGCGAAGAACCCTAGCAACCGTGAAGCGCCGAAAACGACAGCCGCGAAGCGATGGGCTTCGATCCTCTGCGCCTTCACCGGGGCGCGCATTGTCGAAATGATGCAATTGCGCAAAGAGGACGTTCGCAAGGAAGGTGAAGCCTACGTCATAAGGATATCGCCTGACGCCGGTTCCGTTAAGACGGGACAGTATCGAGACGTTCCATTGCATAAGCAGCTTATCGATGAAGGATTCTTGAAATTTGTTGAAGCGTCAAAACCCGGCCCACTGTTTCACAACAACGCGCCAGAGGATGCTCTAACCGGCGCTCGCACCGTGGCAGGCCGTGTTAGCGATTGGCTACGTGAGAACCAGATCGTGCCAGACGGGGTCCAACCTAATCACGCTTGGCGGCACCGATTCAAAACGATTGCCAATGACCTTGGCCTACCTGAACGCGTTGTCGATGCAATACAAGGCCACGCTGGCAGGACTGCCGGAGACGGTTACGGCGATGTAACCATAGCAGCTAAGAACCGGGTTATATCGCAATATCCAGAATATGAGTTAGATAACAAGAATTGATTAAAATCGACGCAACACATCACTTTTATTGATAGTCGGGATTCACAACGAATCTCACTTGTGTCAGAATATGCCATGTTCAAAAAGCATGGTTTTAAGTTGTGTTGCGTACAAATATTAGCCGCGTATTTAAGGCACTAGGTCTTTCACTGGAAAATAAAGCATATACGCTTTCCGATCCAGACATCTATCCATTGTTTGGTATTACTCCAACTGTAAGCGGTATGAACGTGGGTGGCGAGAATGCTATTCGCGTTCCTGCCGTCTTACAAGCGGTTCGCCTAATCTCCGAAAATATCGGCTCGCTTCCTTGCAAACTCTATCATGACCTTGAGCAAGGTAAGACGCAGGCGAAAGAGCATACCGCACACCGCATTGTTCACAACCGCGCCAATGGCTGGACCTCGGCAGGCCAACTCCGAACGGAATTAACCAGAGACGCGCTAATCTATGGCGGCGGCTTTGCTAAGGTTATTCGTTCGTCCGATGGCCGTCCGCTCGAATTGATCCGCCTGAAACCCGGTACCGTTTCCGTTTATGAAGACAGCCTTGCCGATCTTCCGCCTGTCTATCGCGTGACGGAATCTAATGGCGTCAACGAATACGCTCATACTGAGATTCTTCACATTCGCCCGTTTGGCAACAAATCGCCGGTTACGTATGGCAGGGAAGCAATCGGCCTTTCTGCCATTCTGGAAAACCACGGCGCGAACCTGTTTAAAGGCGGCGCTCGCCCGCCTGCCGTCCTGTCCCGTGACAAGGCTATTCCGTCTGATCCGGCAGTAGGTGACAACACAATAAAAAAGCTTGGCGAGCGTTTCCGTTCCTCGCAGAGCGACGGCTTCAAGGTTCCACTCATTCTTGATGACGGCTGGAACTATAACCAGATGGCGCTCACCTCGACAGATGCGCAGTATCTTGAAAATCGCGCTTTTCAGATTGACGACATTGCCCGGATTTTTGGCGTTCCGCCGCATATGCTGTTTGAGCTATCCCGCGCCACTTGGAGCAATAGCGAAGAAATGGCGCGCTCATTCTTGCAATTGTGTCTCCGCCCTTGGCTGGACCGCTGGCAAGACGCTTATGCAACCGTCCTACTGTCCGAAGACGAACAGGACGAATATTCGTTTGAATTTGTCATTGATGACCTTCAACGCGCCGATACCGCGACCCGTACCGATAGTTTCGGCAAGCTGGTTGCATCGCGCATCATGACGCCAAATGAAGCCAGAGCCGCCATGAACATGCCGCCGCTTCCCGGCGGTGATGAATTGGCGAACCCTTACACTTCCGTTTCCAGTCCGAAGACCATCCCCGACAATAAGGATGATCCGAGTGAACGACCAGACACAGACGGCCAGCCCGCTTAAAGCGGCACAGACCGCCGACATTCTCAAAGCAGATCGCAGCGAGGCGAAAGCCTACCGCGAGGAAAAGCGCAAGCTGTTTGCAACTTCATATGCCAATCTTGAGCGGAGTTTGCGCCGATGATTACCGCTTTCATTGGCGATAGCGAGCGGTCGCTGAAAATCGTACCAGAGCATATCGAAGAACTGGAAAAGCTGACCGGCTCGGCCATTGGCGTTCTGTATGGCCGCGTCATGAGCGCTCAATTCCACTTCAAAGACCTTCTAACGATTGTCCGGCTCGGCTTGATCGGCGGCGGCACCCCAGATCGCGAGGCGTTCGATCTTGTTGACGCTTACGTCAAGACACGTCCGGTAATGCAGACCCTGCCGATTGCCCTTGATGTTTTGGAATTGCTTTGGAGCGGCGAAACCGTGTCCGGCGATGATGACCAGCAAGAGGCCGCGTAATGGAAAAAATCGAGATCAAAGCCGATGTTTCCATAGATGACGCTGGAACCGTGACCGGGATCGCATGGCCGTTTGGCAAGCCTGACAGCATTGGCGACCTGATAGAGCCGACCGCGTTCAAATTCGCGCCAGAAATCCCGATGCTGGTTGAACATGACGGCGGTCAAGTTGTCGGCGTCTGGAAATCCTATGCCGTCACTGACAAGGGCCTTGAAGTCAAAGGCCGCTTGTTTCTCGAAGGATCAGAGCCAGCCCGCACAGCGCGCCAGCATTTGAAGGCCCGCAACATGTCCGGCCTTTCCATTGGCTACATGAACAACGGTTTCAAGGCCCGGCCCGAAGGTGGTCGCGTCCTGACAGATATTACCGTCGCAGAAATCAGCCTTTGCCGCCGTCCGATCCATCCGAACGCGGGAATTATTGAAGTTAAAAGCGCCGTGGATGGAGCGGCTTTCCATACTCAAAAGGATAATTTCTCTATGGAAAACGAACAGATTAAGACGCCGGAAGTCGAAACCAAGTCTGAAAACCCGGTTGACCAGAAGTCTTTTGACGCCATGAAAGCGCGTTTGGACAAGCTGGAAGCCAAGGCGAACCGTCCGCAGCCTTCCAATAACAACCAGCCCCGCGCCATGAACGACAATGGCGACAATCTGGAACGCAAGGCGTTTACCGATTATATCCGCACTGGTCGCGTCGAAGAAAAGGCGCTCGCCTACGGCACCACGACCGGCGGCATTCTGGCGCCTGAACAGGTCTCGACCTCAATTATTGAAAAGCTGGCAGAATATTCGCCGGTTCGCCAGCTTGCATCGGCTATCAGTATGAGCGGCCCGCTTTTGCAGCTTCCGCGTCTTGTCGACGAAGTTGACCCGGCACCACGTGCCGAAACCGCCGCAGCCGCTGAGGACGAACCGTCTTTCGAACAGATCGACCTCAAGCCCTTCGAAATGGCTATCACGGTTCCGGTGACGCGTGTTCTGCTTGAAGACGCCCAGATCGACCTTGAGTCGTACTTGTCCGGCCATATTGCCCGCCGTTTCGGCCAGAAAGAAGCCGCTTGGTTTATCAACGGCAATGGCACCACACAGGCCGAAGGCGTTTTGACCTCGGATGAAATCGGCGCTCATGAAGTCGAACAAATCGACGCCGACGCCCTTATTGACCTGTTTTACATTATCAAGACTGGTTATTCGCAGCGTGGCGCTTGGCTCATGAACCGTGCAACCATGGCCCTTGTCCGCAAGCTCAAGGACACGGACGGCTCTTATATCTGGCAGCCTTCGATTGCCGCAGACGTTCCGCCAACGCTTATCGGTCGCCCGGTTTATGAAGCCGTGGACATGCCGAACGCCGCAGCCGACGCAACGCCGATTGTCTTTGGTGATTTTCAGTCTGGTTACACCATTGCTGATCGCGTCGGCTTCACCACGATCCGCGACGAACTGACCGGCGCTGATAACGGTATTATCAAGCTTCGTGCACGTCGCCGCGTAGGCGGTCGCGTTGTCCTTGGTGAAGCCCTTACCAAGCTCAAGATCGCAGCTTAATCATGAAATCGCGGCGCGCAGACCATGCCATGAACAGCGTGAAGGCCCTCAAGCCTTCACTGCGCGCCGCGTACAAGCTTGTGCAAGAATTTGGCGACCTAGCAGCCGTCCTTTCCGAAATCCAGAGCGGCAAGGTCAGCACACTGGCGCAAATCGTCCTCATCGCCGGTGGCAGGGATAACCACGCCAAATTCTTGCACGGGATCGCCACCCACGGCGCAAAGCAGATTCCAGCTTTGCAGCCTTATTTCGTTCAATTCATCCATGGCTTGATTGCCGACATTCCGGCCACACCAGAAGCCGATTCCGCCATAGCGGACACAGACCAGCCCACCCAAACGCCAGAGGCTTATTATCTTCGCCTATTCCAGATCGGAACCGGCGTCCTCGGCTGGACCCCTAAGCAGACATGGAAAAGCACCCCGACAGAAATCACCCTGGCATACAAAGGCCGCACCGAATTTGTTGCCGACATTCTGAAATCCATATTCGGCACGACCGACGAAAAGCAAAACCTCACCCCGGTCACGAAAGAAGCCCTCGACAATCTTATCAGCAGCGGCAAGCACGATCCGAAGTTAGATCGCGCCGCCCTTGACGACCTACGGGCAGCGCTATGACCGGCATTCCTCGCATATGCGCCTGCAATAACGTTGTACCTCATGGCGAGCTTTGCGCCTGCCAGCGTAAGCAGCAGCAGGAACGCAAAGCCAAGCACGACCGCAACAGGCCTACCGCAGCACAGCGCGGCTATAATCATGTGTGGCGTAAAGCCCGCGCTGAATACCTCGCTATGCATCCTTATTGCGTCATGCCCGGATGCGGCAAGCCAGCTTCCGTAGTGGATCACATACAGCCGCACCGTGGAAACAAGGAACTATTTTGGTGGCGCGGCAATTGGCAACCGCTTTGCCAACCCTGCCACGATCGCCACAAGCAACGGCAGGAGTGCAAGTGATTCAACTATACCCATCCACTGTCTGTTTCACCGCGACTCCGCCACGGCGTGTCGCTGAACTTATACATGTGGTTATTATCTGTCTGACAAGTTCTATAATCGCCTGTCTCTTTAAGGTAGCTAAAAAGCTTGTCCCTGTTCAAGCAAACAGGACAAATGAAATGGTGCGGCTCGCCATTAGCCATGTCCTCTTTGAGTTTAAAGACAAAATCACCTTGAGGCGTTGGCGCCAGTTTATACCTAGCCTTTTCGTTCTCAAATTCATTCTGACGTTTCAGTTCTTGGCTCAGAGCCTTAACCGCTTCACTAAGCTGAACGTTCGTCATATTTGCAGAAGTCAATTCGGTGGCCAGATTATTGAGAAGCGTTTCAGCTTCGGATTTGTCTGGTGCTTTATCCGAAGTCAGCAGTTTTTTTATAGCGCTAGCCGTGGAAGCTGCCTTCCCTGTCAGGCTGACCGCAGTAGTGGCGAGACCAAGCGCGCCTTGAATCGATTCAAAATCCAAATCCTCAACTCCCCGCATCAAGTAGTACGAATGAGGGATTTTAAGCGGTCTGATTTCGAACGCGCAATAGGCTGCGGGGGTAGTTCACGACTTTCATCATCTATCGGGGACCGGCGCGGGGAGCACTTTACAAGAGACGCCCAAAATAACTTTTTCAATTGGTAATTTAAGGAATTAATCAAATGGCAGTTGTGCCGCTTACACTGGCGAAAGCCCATATGAACATCGTCGGAACCGACGACGACGAGCTTATTGCGCATTACATCGCCGCCGCCGAAGAATGGGCCGCAGATTTCACCGGCCAGCCGATCCCAGACCCCGCACCGGCTTCGCTCAAGCAGGCCGTGCTTATGCTCGCGTCTCACTGGTATGAGAACCGTGAGGCGACGACCGTAGGCGTGACGGCTGGCTTGTTGCCGCTCGGCGTTATCAACATTCTCCGCAATCACCGCCTGCAATCGCTCGGCCAAGAGGATGCTTGACCATGGCGAAGCAGGACAACGGCATGAAGTCTTTCAACGCCGCTATTGATCGGCTCAAGAAAGACGTGCCGGAGAAGGTGACGAAAGCCCTTGTCACGTCCGCGAACGAGCTAGCAGAGACGCAACGCCGGTTCGCTGAGACCAGCCGCGACACTGGCGCACTAATAGTTTCCATAACCGTAACCCTGCCCGGTGAGAGCACCCCGTCATATTCACAACCGGGTGGCTCACGCGTGGCAGGCCCGAACGAGGTGATTATCACCGCAGGCAATTCGGACGTTCGCTATGCGCACCTTGTCGAGTACGGCACCAAAAACACCGAAGCACAGCCTTTCTTTTGGCCTGCCCTTCGCCTGACCCGCAAGCGCCACCAAGGCCGCATTGATCGGGCAGGCCGCGCCTCCGCTAAGGCCGCATGGAAAGGCACACAGACCGGAGATATTGAAAATGATTGAGCCTTCACTTGCTTTGCAAGCGGCCATTAACGCCGCCCTGACTGACTCGGCGGAAGTTGCCGCCCTTGTCGATCCTATGAATATCCGCAGCGGCACGACCCGCCCCGACGAGTTGCCGTGCATCATTATCAGCCCGGTCACCACACAGAATTTGGGCTATGCGAGTGGCAACCAGAAGACCGCCCGTATCTTGTTGGACGTGCATATCTGGGCCGAAGATGACGGGATTGATACCGCGTGGAAGATCGGCTTCGCCGTTTGCAATGCCCTCTATGACGCGCCACGCCCGACAGACAGCTTTGTTTTTGCAGAATGGGAGAAGCCCCTAGTGCGCTGGATGCGCGACCCTGACCCGGCGCGCGCCCTATGCCATGGCGTGGTTTCGATCAATGCCGTTCTCATGTGGAAGGAATAACGCCATGCGTGCGGGCAAACTTGATCGCCAGATCACCATTGAGCGCAAGACGAAAACCAAAACCCCGACCGGCGGCGTTGTGGAGAGTTGGCAAGAACTGGCGAGGATGCGCGCCGAAATCGTGCAACAGACTGCAACCGAGTTTTTCACCGGCTACGGAGAAGCCGCGAACGGCACGATTATTTTTCGGACGCGCTATCTCGGCGGGATCACGACCGCCGACCGCGTTTCGTACGATGGCGCAGCCTATAACCTGAAAGAAATCAAGGAACTCGGCAGACGGCGCGGACTTGAGCTTCGCGGGGTGGCAGTGTCATGACGCATTTACGCGGAATTAAGCCGCCGATCAAAGCCGATGCAGGCGCATTGACGAAAACGCCGCCAGCACCCGCATATTTGTCAAAAGAGGCAAAGGCGGAATGGAAACGCGTCATGCCGCAGCTTATTGAGCGCCGCATTATCACGCGTGGCGACCTCGCCGGGATTGAGAACTATTGCGTTGCCATTGGTCGCGTTCGCGAGATTGAGACGGCGTTTAGTGCCCAACCGTTGGACAAGGTTTTGTTCGGAATGCAGAACCGCGCCATGCAGACAGCACGGCAACTTGCCGCCGAATATGGCCTGACACCGACTAGCCGCGCCCGCGTCGGCGGCGATATGCCGGACGATGACGACGACGATAACCCGTTGGCAGTGCGATAATGGCTGGCAGCGCATTTCCAGAATGGATTTATGACGGTTCGCCTATTGAAGACCCGTTCGGCTATGGCGAACGTGCCGTCAAATTCATTCGTTGTTTGCGTCATCCGGCAGCAAACAACAACACACCGACAGCGGCGAACGATAACAAGCATCCAAAAGCGTTTCAACTTTTCGACCCCTTCGAACGTATTACACGCGCAATATATGGCCCACGTCATCAAGATGGCCGCAGGATCGTTAAAACGGTTTTCCTGATGCTTGGTCGCGGCAATCGCAAGACCAGCCATGCCGCCGCATGGTCTCACTTGCATCTTATCGGACCCGAAGCCGTACCGGCAGGACAGGTGATATTCGCAGCATGTGACCGCGAACAAGCAGGTATTGGCTTCAACGAAGCTGCAAATATCGTCCGCATGGATAAACGACTAGTCGCGGCAACTAAGATCAATGAAGCGACCAACGGCGCAAAGAAGATTACGAACCGGAAGAATGGCGCGACCCTGAAAGCCATTTCCAGCGACGGCAAGACGGCTCACGGCCTGACACCGACCTTTGTTTTGATTGACGAGATACACGCTTGGAAAGGCCGCGACCTATGGGAAGCGATCGACAGCGGTATGGTGAAGGCCGATGACCCGCTTATGATCATATGCACCACGGCAGGCCGTGGGCAAGACGGCGTAGGTTTTGAGCTTTACGATTACGCCTATAAGGTCGCGACCGGCGAAGTTATAGACCCGTCATTTCTGCCGATCTTGTTTCAGGCAGACCCCGGCGACGACTGGCAGGACGAACAGACATGGCTAAAAGCTAATCCCGGCCTGCCTCATGGTTTCCCGAACATAGACGGCTTGCGGAAAGCAGCGCGCACCGCAGAGAACAGCCCACCAGCACGATACCAGTTTCAGCAATTCAACCTTAACATATGGATGGCAGCAAGCCGCGATCCCCTGTTTGACATGGCCATATATGACGCCGGTTACGATCCGCATTTTGACCTTGCGGAGCTTGAGGCGCTTCCTTGTTATCTCGGCGTTGACCTGTCCCGTTCTGGCGACCTGACCGCCATTACAGCCGCGTTTCGCCATGATGACGGACGTATATCGGTGCACCCTTGGTTTTTCTTGCCGTCCGAAGGCTTGGAAGAGAAAGCACGGCTCGAACAGCTTCCTTATCCCCGGTGGCGTGACGACGAGCTTTTGAACGTCATTGACGGCCCTGTCATCGAACCGGACGCCATTGCTGATCAGATCATAGATATTTGCGGCACCTATAATGTGCAGGAAGTTGTTTTCGACCCGTCGCTAGCCGGTCCTATCATGTCGAAGCTGGTTAATGCTGGCATCAACGTTTTGCAGCTTCCACAGACCCCGAAAAACATGCACGGCCCGATTTGCGACCTCGAACGCGTTGTTAATGGCAAGCGTATCAGGCACGGCGCGCACCCGATCTTGAGAAATCACTTTGACAGCGTTGTGGTGAAGCGGGCGACCAATGCCGGTGAGCTTGTCACCATGCACAAGGGCACCCGCCACAGCAATCATATTGACGGCGCTATAGCGTCGGCACTTGCCATTTCCCGCGCCGTTAACTGCGAACAGTCCGGCAGTTATTTGGACACAATCGATTTTGAAAACGAATGGAATAGTTAAATGGATAACGAACAACGTCTATTAGTTACCCTCGAAGCCCGTATGAACAAATACGAGCGGGATCTTGAGCGCGCCCGAAGCAAGACTTCGAAGAATATGAAGGGTATGGAAGACGCCGCCAAGCGCTCGGCCCAAAACATGGAAAAGTCTTATGCCGGGATGGCGGCGGGTATCCAGAATAAGCTTAGCGCCGCCTTTGCGCCACTTATGGCCGGTGGAGCGGTAGCAGCCCTTGCTACTGGTTTTAAACAGATCGCGGATTCGGTCGCAGAAACCAGCCGCGAGGCCGACAAGGCCCGCGTATCGACCAAGGTATGGCAGCAATGGACCTATGTTGCCAAGGCGACAGGCGCGAGCGTTGACGGCGTGACCGACGCCCTCAAGGAATTGAATATCCGCGGCGATGAATTTGCCCGCACTGGCAAAGGCTCGGCGCAAGAAGCTTTTGAACGGCTCGGCCTGACCGCCGCCGATGTTGCCGAACGCCTGAAAGACCCTTCGCGGTTCCTCGATGAGATTATCAGCAAGGTTCAAAAGCTGGATCATGCGGCGCAGACACGTATCGTTGATGAGATTTGGGGCGGGACCGGCGCAGAAGAAATGAGCAAAATGCTCGGCCTTTCCGTCGAACAGATTCAGAAGCTTCGCAGTGAGGCGGCGCTATTCACCGATGACCAGTTGAAGGCTGCAAAAGAATTTGACGCCCTATGGGAAACGACTTGGCGCAACGTGCAAGTTTATGCCAAGCAAGCCGCGCTTTCGTCGGTTTCATATGCGCAAGAGATTATGAGCGCTATCAGCGCTTTGAAGGGCGATAATATCATCGCGACCAGCCGGAATTACGCCCTGTCCGATGAAGGCCGTTTAAATACCTATCTGGAACGCCGCGCCGACATTCTCAAGCGTATAGCTGATCTTCGCAGCAAGCCAGACTTTGACACCGAATATGACAGCCTTGCGCTCGAACGGCTCGAAAGCGATCTTAAAGACGCTGACAACCAGATCGCCAGCCTGACGCCGCATACCAAGGAATTTGCGGCGGCGCTCAAGCAGTTGTCAAATATCACCCTGGGTGTTTCCGGCGCATTCGGTAACAGCGCCACAGCAGCAGCCAATTTCAAGCAGGCTTTGACTGACCTGAAAAGCCTTGTGCCTGAGCTTAAAGCCGAACTGGACGAGCTTGCGAAGCTTGATCAGATTGATACTGCATTTCAACAGGCGGTTAAGAACGCTAAGACCCCGGCAGAGATAGAGGAAGCGAGCCGTATTGCAGCCCGCGCCCGTACCGTTGCCAGCTACGGCGACCAGAAAGACTTTTTCAGTCTCGTGAAGCGTGTGGAATCTGGCGGCAACTATAACGCCACGCTCGACAATGGCCGATGGACGAACGGCCCGCAAAACCTCACTGGCATGACGCTTGACCAGATTATCGCATTGCAAGGTGGAATGCTCACGCCAGAGAACCGCGCTAAGTATGGCAACGGTCAAGGTTCCTCGGCACTCGGCGCATACCAGATCACGCGCCGGACCCTCAAGGGATCGATGAAGGCGCTCGGCCTTGCTGGCGATACCATGTTCGATGAAACGACACAGGACGCCATAGCGCGTTATCTGGCGCGATCCCGTGGCAATGACATGGAAGGGCTTCGCAATGAGTGGGAAGGGCTTCGCCGTGTCGATCCTGACACAATCCGCAGCCTCTATAATCAGTCCGATCTATCGCCGGTAAAGGTCGCGCCTAGCGAGAGCCAGCAAAAGGCGACCGATGACGCAAAGAAGGCCACAGAAGCCCGCAAGCAGCTTAATGACAGCTTGCGCGAAAGCCAGAGCCTTGCCGAACTTGAGCGCAAGTCCGTCGGGATGTCATCGCAACAGCGAGAGATTGAGCTTGAGGTTTTCCGCCGCGTACAGGATGCCAAGCGCCAAGGCTTGAGCCTGTCCGATCAGGATATCAATAAAATCCGCCAGCAGATCACGGCGACAGCCAGCTTGAACCGGGAAACGGAAAATGCGCAGCGTGCTATCAATGGTGCGCAGGAAGCGAAGCAATATTTTGCAGAAAGCTTCACGTCGTCTCTCTCCGGCCTGATTACCGGCACGACTAGCCTTTCCGATGCTGTCAGGAACCTCGCAAACAACCTTGTGGATGCCGTTTTGCAGGCTACCTTGCTCGGCAAGGGACCGCTTGCAACCCTGTTTGGTTTTGGTGGCACTGGTCAGGCTAGCGGACTGTTAGGTTCGCTATTTGGCTTCGCAGATGGCGGCTTTACCGGCCCCGGTGGAAAGCACCAGCCTGCCGGTGTGGTGCATAAGGGCGAGTATGTCATGAGCGCCGCAGCTGTGAAGCGTCTCGGCGTGAAGAACCTTGATGCACTTCATCACAACGCCAAGCGCGGCTATGCGGACGGCGGCTATGTCGGACGCAATTCCTTTACACGTCCGGCGAACATGAACACTGTTACAACGAACAATTCACCAGCCGTGAATATCTCGGCACCAGTGACCGTAAATGCATCCGGTGGGACACTAGAGCAAAACGCCGATCTTGCCGGACAGACCGCAAAAGCCATGGAAAACACCATGCGCGGCATTGTAGCCGATGAAATTAGACGCCAGAGCAGGCCCGGAAATCAGCTTAATAACCGGTCGCGGCGGTCCTAATGATGATTGCTTGAGAACTTAAATACCAGATCGGCATTTGGACTATCCAAAGTGTACCGCTCGACGGTGCACTTTCCTTTTGCTCTTACTGGTGCGGGGCCACGTAATACCATTTGGTCGCCTAGATTTCGCCCTACAACCTTATACGGTGCGGGTTTGCACCCCTTTTTAAACGCATACGCGGTTCCGGTAATTCGGTCAGATTCTTCATGGCCCGTGAATAATACACTGCCCTCTCGAACGCCGATTGCTTCCAATCCTCGGCGTGGCGTCTCGTATGTCGCTTTCACTTCGCCAAGAGCAACGAACCAAGCAATTACCGAACCATTGTGCTCATAGAAATTTAGCTCCCCGGCACAACCGACACTTGGCAGCACGAACGCGGCAATAGACAACGCCCCAGCAATAATGTCTCTCACAATACCACTTGCCCCCATTTGGTTTGATCGATGAATAATTCTTATCGACGTTCGGGCGACCTAACAAGCCGCCTAGACACAGCGCATTGACAAATCTATTACGTATAGATACGAATACAGATATATATTTAATGGAGCTTTTTGAATGCAGCCACAGCAAATGTTTGGCCTACCGTATGAACGGGCCATTCAATTTCGGGACGTGCTTGAGGCGCGAAATCAGACCTTCGCAGAGTTTGCCACTGGGGTTATTCGCGCGGCTGCCAATACTGGCGAGATAAGCCCAGACGTGCCAGAATTTTATATTTCGCCAGAAATCAGCGGTGACACTAAAGGTTTTATTCTCGGCTTTGCCGATCTAGCGCGAACCTTTGTGCCGCGAGAAGTTGCGCAGGAGCTTGCCGCCACCTTACGCAAGGCGGCTGACTTCAACGAACGGTTTCGCGAGACACAAAGCGGCGTGTATTGGCGCGTTGCCCGGCAGAGCAAAGGAATCCGCGTCACACTCCCGGCCAATTCTATGACACGGAAGTATAGCGCCGATTTAGTGCAGGAACTTGCGGCGCAGATTGACCGTGCACTAGACAGCACAGATAAGAAAATAGCAGCAACGGCAACAGGAGAATAGAAACAAAAAAAACCGCGAAGGTTGAGGCCCTTCACGGTTTCAATATAGTTAGAGAAAAATCATGCCTGATGTTTCTATAAGAAATAATATAGATTTAGACTTTGATTTGCAAGGCGATAATCAAGGTTATATCAGCTATAAAGATCGATTAGTTGTAGAAAGCCTAGACGATCTTCTAATAGGTGACATAGATACACTGCTGAACGTGGAGCAACCAGCTCCGCGAACGGTTCCGCTTGTCTTGGTTCCAGAGTCGGAGATTGAGCTTATTCAGAAGCCAATTGAAGGAGTTTTGACGCCTGCCGAACTAGCCATTTTTGAGATTGAAATCTCAAAAATGGCTACTAATGAACTAGCGGATTTTGAGAACCATTCCTCAAAAATGGCTAGTGGTGATAGTAGCCATTTTTGGGAATTCGCTAGAGCCGAAAACACCCCAAAAACCCCGGATTTACGGGCTTCTGATGACGTACTGCAAAGTGGCCCGTCACTTAGAAATAATATCACCCATCATAATACCCCCAAAACAGACTTAAAAACACCATTCACAACTCACCCAAAAACAGGTCCAAAAACACAGAAAACCAAAAACCAAAAAATCGCGCCAAAACCTACTTTATTCACACTCGCACAAAAAGAGCCGCTTCACACACCTGACGGCGTTAAACCACGCCCCGCACAAACAACCAGCTTCATAAAAGATTTGCCAGACCCTTTTAGAAGGCGCTGGCACGATCTCACTCTTAACGACAAGCTTGCACTAAGTTTCATCGAAACCGAACGTCATGGAGGTTACAGCTTCCGGCTTACATTCTCGGCGAAATTAGCATGGAAGCTTTTAGCAGCCAGCGATCCGGCAACAGTCTTTTGCAGGGATCACTTGCGCCCGGCACTCAAGCAAGAGTTCGGCAAGGTTTTGCCTTACAGCTTCCGGTTTGAGTTTTCCAAAGATGGTACGCTTCACATTCACGGCGCTATCGTTACCCCGGAAATGGAGCGCACGGGCATAGAGGAGCGTTTACGCGGCGTTTTAAACAAAGCTGGCGGCTCTATAGGCACGGCCACACAAAGCTATGTAGCGCAAATTTATGATCCCTTGCGGTATTTCTACTACCTAGAGAAATCGGCAAAAGAGACGCGCAACAAAATGGAGAACAACAAAAAAGGAATAACATCTATATCCGGTGAGATTAAGCAATTGATCAAGTCATTACACGAAAGTAACCGGAGCAATACAAAGCTAAAATAACTAATCAATTAGTTATTAAAAAGTATCTCTTCGTTAGTTTATCATTTTTCACTTGATTAGGCCGAAGTCTATTCCTATCCATATGCACACAGCGCCGACGCACACCATGCAACACTAGGAGTAGAATTTATGACAGTCGTGCCTTTCCTCTCCCAAAATGAAAAAAACGAAATCACCGGCCTTATGATGGCAGCAACAGCGGCAATTGTGCGCGTTGGTGGAATGATCCCATTCGGAGCGCACCCGGACACGTTCAAGGCAATCTTTGCAGACGCACAGCGCACAGCGGTTCTTGATGCATGTGTGGCGCACCTTGCCGGATATGATCGGGGCTTGGCGAACTTCATGGCAGAAGTTGCAAATGAACAGCCGCTAGAATCCACACAGCGAGTCACTGAATCGCATGAGCCTGATTTGGCGCTTTCCGCTATTGAAGTTGATGAAAGCGCTTGGCGGGCTTGTATGGCCGAAATTAAGGCTATTATCACCGCGCCCTACAATGGAGGCGCAGGAATTGGCTACGATCCACTAAATGAGATCGGCTTGGCGATAGCGAAGCACCTGAATGTTGTTCCCGGCGATATGGCAAAGCACCAGAGTGCAGCTTGA